AGGTATACAGTGCAGATCCGCACCGTACCTTCTCAAGGGGGAAGGCGGGCCGGCCGGGGCAACGTCAATGCCTCGGCCGGCCCTAGGTGCAACCGCCAGAAAGGGACGGTCACACCATGTCAGAAGTTTTGCCGAATCCGCAGGCCGAAAGGGTGTTTGCCCGCTTCGGCCTCGAGTACCGGCTCGTCGAGGAATTCCCGATCGAGTCGATCCAGAACGTCGACGGCCAGCAGGTTCGCTTCGCGGCGAACATCGCCAATCACCAAGTCGTCGAGGAATATTTCCAGCAGTACAAGGCCGGCGCCACGTTCCCGCCTGTTGTCCTGGCCGAACCCGGAACGATCATCGACGGGAACACGCGCTTGGCGATGGCACGCAAGGCACAGCTCAAGACGTTCCCCGCCTATTTGGTCACCGTGAGCTCGCTCGACCTCGCCAAAGCACTCGGCGCCTACCTGAACAACACCGGCGGCGTGCGGCTCACCCAGGACGAGTCGTACCAGGCTGCCGTCGACATGATGGGCGAGAACCTCAACTTCACCGATGGCCAGATCGCCGAGGCGACCGGCAAGTCGGCCACCCAGGTCCGCAACTGGCGCATCGAGCGCGAGGCGGGCCGCCACGCGACCCGTACCAACACGAGCGAAACGCTGGCATTAGTGCCGAGCACACAGCACAAGCTGTTAGGCAAGATCGTCCAGGACGCGCCGTTCAAGGCCGCCGTCGAGCTGGCCGGATCCCGACGCCTGTCGAACGCGACGGTCAAGACGATGGTGGACGACATCGCGGCGGCGCCGTCTGAGACCGAAGCGCTCGAGACGATCGCTGCGGTGGCGCGGGACAACCCGAGCGGTGGTCCCGGCGGGGTGGCAGTAGTCCGCAACACCAAGGCGGCACGCATGCGCATGGTCCTGCCCCAGGTGATCAATCTGCGCCCGCCCGAAGAGCTCTATGAGGCGGAGAAGGCGGCCGAAGACGAGAAGCTGTGGCGTGAGGTGCGGCGTGTGGCCGAGGCACAGGTCGCCTACTACGAGCAGATGACGCCGGCGCAGTCTTCTTTCGTTAGTTCGTGACGCAGGGTCAGAAGCCTTGGCCGGCCGCTCTCATTGATCTCTATCGCATGCTTTATAACGCGAAGCAGGATCTGACATTTGACCAGCTTGTAGATGGTATGCCATCGGCATATCAGAACGACGCGAATCGTCATGAAGTTGAAGCGCGGCGAAGGGAAGGCCGGGATATTCCGGGCGAGCCCTGGAGTTCTGGTCAATTACTGGCCGCTAAACGTGATTGGGTCGAAGGCCTGGTTAAATTCGCAATTCACGAAAAACGGGTTTTGGTGAACAGGAGTGATGGGTCCGGCCGTTCTCCTAGAGGCCGAAAGAGGGACGAGCTGCTTTATTCAGCAAACAAGAACCTCCCACCGAGCGTCAGCGCTTGGGTGCTGGAGGAGAAGACAGTCAAATGGACGCCCGAAATCGGTGCTACAGGGCGGCGTCACATGACCGGCGTCAGGTTTCGCGATGAGATGCGTCGTCTCGAAAGACAGGGCTTTGAGAAGCCGGACAAAGACAACAAGCAAGCCTTCAAAGCGTCAAAGGTCGAACTAACCGAACTCCTTCGGGTGGCACTCGAGGCACTGAGCTCCGGTCCAGCAGAGTGAGGCTGACGTTGATGCGTGCCACCCAGTACCTGATCGACACGCTCGAGCTGATCCGCCCCGAGCAACTGAACCAGCGCGAGCGTGCTGCCTATTACGACATGCTCCGACGGTTGCATGCCGAGCTCGGACGGTTCTTGAACCAGCTGGACGAGAGCAGCTTTACGTAAGGGTGGTTATCGGCGCCTGTGGAAAGGGTTGGGGTGGCCGGCGCCGCCCCAAACAAGTGCCCGAACACGTGAAAGAGGGATTGGGCGACGCCGGCCTGGGGGTCCCAGTCTGCCCTACCGCTGTGACCTAGTCGCGGTCGTTGTGGTGGCGACCCAGATACGACCCCAGGATGCCGATGACGCCGCCGACGGTGGCCGTGAGGACCTGGGTCGTGTTCTCCCCCAGGGTGGCGACGGGGTTCTGGCGCTCGAGCACGTTCGCCACCAGGGCGACGCCGATGGCGACGACGGCGAGGGTCAGGGCGACCGCCAGCAGGGCGGCGACGGCGTCGGGGCTCGGTTTCGTCTCAGACCCGGTCCGGTCGCCCGTAGTACTGGGCGTCGCCGAAGGCGAAGATCCCGCCGTCCGAGGCCAAGAGCCAGTAGCCCGAGCGCCCGACCCCGGCGATGCCCACCACCTCGCCCGAGATCTCGACGCGCTGGGCGCCGGGCTGGTTGGGGTCGATGTCGAAGCTGCTGCCCCGGAACTGCGCGTCTCCGAAGGCGTAGACGGCGCCGTCGCCCGTCGTCGTCCAGTAGCCCCGGCCGGTGTCGGTGCTTGCGATCATGGTCTTTCCTTTCTGCGCCGGGAAAACGTTGGGACGGCCGCCCGCCGCCATCTCGAGCACGTCGTCCATGGGGAAGCCGCCCCCGCAGTCCCAGTGCCCGCCGCCGGCGGCGCCCAGGTCGGCGTGCTGGCACACCCCGGCTGCGCCGCCCTGGGCCTCGCTGGCATTGAGGCGCACCAGCGGGATGGACAAGGCGGCGCACTCCTCTGCGATCCACTCGGCGGTATTGGCCAGCATCTGGGGGTGGGCCTGCCACTGGGCGTAGGACCACTCGGCCCAGGCGCACATTTCGGCCTGGACCGAGTACGGGTTGGCCGAAGCCGCCGTCCAGGCCTTCTGATCCCGGCGCACGTACTCGCCCACCACGCCGCTCGTGTCGTCGATGCCGACATGGGACGACACCCCCGAGTTCGGGTTGGCGAAGAAGTTCCCGAGCTCCTGATACGTGCGCGCGCCCTGGGCGGTGTGCAGCACCACCAGCCTTACGGCCGCACCCCGGCTCGAGTAGTTCGGTGAGCCGATCCACTCACGCCGGAGCGCCATCGGGTTCTTTCTCTTCGGCGCCCTCGTGGACCGGCTCGGTGTCGGGCTCGGGGGCGGGCTCGGGGATCACCTGGGGTTCGGGTTGGGTCGTCATTCTCTACTCCTCTCAGGTCGGGCCGATGAGGCTCACGGTCATTTGCACGTAGGGCGCTCCGCCGAGGGTACTGAAGGCCTGGTTGCCCTGGATCGCCGTCAGGACAGTGTCGCCCGCCGCCAGGTCCATCTCGGCGTAACCGTTGAGGCCGCTGTTATAGCTGGTCGATCCGGTCGCCGAGACGAGCTGCATGCCCCGCAGGTAGACCGCACCGTTCTTCACGAAGGTGAGCAGTTGCGTAAAGGGTGTCGCGCTGAGCGTGATGTTCGTCACCACGCTCGCCGAGACCCGGTAGCGGCCCGGCACCGAGCAGGTGAAGACCCCGGTGCCCACGTTCATGTCGGCCCCGGCCGTGTTGTATTCGGTCGCCGCGTAGGTGACGGTCGTCTGGGTGGCTGCCGGTACGGACTGGTTGGCCGTGGCGTAAGCCTTGACGCGGCGGTTGCCCGCCGCCAGCGGCCCGGTGCGCAGGTCGGTGATCGTGGCCGTGTTCAGGTTGGCGATGGACGGCCCGACCAGGACCTGGGCCAGCGCGTAGGCGTTGGTGGGCACCGCCGGCGGCACCTGGGAGCCGGTGGTGGCCGCGGTGCCGGTCACCACCGCCATGACGAAGTCGTTGTTGCCGCCGGCGTCCAGCGCGTTGTCGCGCACCTGGACCACGATCAGGTCGATGCGGCTCTGGCCGGCCGGCGGCGCCGCGGCGATGGTGACGATTTCGGCCGCGTCCCAGCGACACAGGGCCACCCCCTGGCCGGCCTGGAGCACCACGGCGACGGTGCCCGGGGCGACACTGACCGTCATGGTGTTGGCCACCGCGCTCACCGCCCCGCCGCTGACCCCGCCCGACGGCCAGAGCGTGGCGGGCAGTATGCGGTCGACGCTGGCGGCGTAGGAGCCGCCCTGTTGCCACAAGGGCGCAAGTCGGGTCATGGCGTCATCTCCTCGAGAGGGCCCGGATGTCGGCCTCGTAATTGCCCAGGATCTTGGCCAGGCTGGTGGGCGAGCGACCGACCGTGAGGGTCAAGCGCTCGGTGCCGTCGTCGGTGGTCTCGAACTCCATGCCCATCACCCGCAGGGTGGTGTTGACGTTGAGCCGGCCGGATTGCACGATCAGCGGCAACGTGTCGCCCATGTTGAACGCACCCTGGTAGTAGAAGCCCGGGGCGAGCGTGAGGGTGTAGGTCGGCATCAGCACCGAGTAGATGTTGAGCTGGCCCTGTGCGATCTGGGTCAGCAGCGCCCCCGTGGGAGCCTGGTCGGGCGCCGAGTCGCCGGTCATCCACAGGCCGACCGCCCCGGCCTGGGCGCCCATGGCGTCGGGGGTGTTGGCCTCGCCGAAGATCTGGGGCGCGTTCTGGGTGGCGTTCTGGTTGTTGCCCAGCGTGCGCCAGTAGTTCGAGTAATCGGCCGAGGTGACCTGGCGTTGCAACGCCGTCACGTTGCCCGGGTAGTACAGGGCCGGGGCGCTGCGGGTGACCCCCTGGGCGGGGAAGAACAAGCGGACGTTGTCACGCTGGCCCGAAAAGCCGAACGGCACAACGTCGTAGTCGAAACCGTTGGCCAGCTTGGCCAGGTTGTCGAACATCGTCAGGAATTCGGCGTTGCCCTGCCAGGTCATCGTGCGCGACTGGCCGCTGGACCCGAAGGTGCGCGCGCTGCCGTCAGGATTGACCGTCGCGACGTTCAGCGGCAGGTACGACGACGCCCCGAACGAGGTGTTGGCGCTGTTGGTGGCATTGATGCACAGCCCGATCAGGGTGTTGGCGACCCAGTCCTGGTCCTGGGTGTAGGTGAACGGGGTCGCCTGGGCCCAGATCCGGCGCTGGCACAGGGCCAGGTAGTCGGTGCAGGTGAAGCTGACGACGTGGGACTGCTCGTCGACGGTGTCGGAACTGGCCGTGATCGGACCGCGGAAGTAGGCCACGTCGGCGCCGGTGGTGTCGTCCCAGCGCCAGGCCACGACCTCGGTGCACAGCTCGGCCACATAGCGCGCCGAGGGGCGCCACCCGTCGAGGTCGAAGGTGAAGACGGCCGGGGTGTCCCAGGCGCGCACCAGTTTGCGGTTGGTGGCTTCTGAGAGCTCGGCGATCTGGGTCGTGGCCGGCGTGGCGTCGCCGTAGACGCGGTTGTGCAGGGTCAGGCGCCACCGCCCGCGCCCCGCCGGCACCGGGTAGGTGCCCGGTGCGGCCGCCGGCGTGGGGGCTTCGGCGAGGTCGGTCACGTGAGGTACCCGTCCTGCCATATGGCCACGGCCTGGGTGGATGAGCTGGTCGAGGTGCCGCTGAGGGTGAGGACGGCCGACTCGGGGGCGGGCGGGATCAGCGGCCAGCTCGGCACGTAGCCGGCCTGGTTGAAGTAGCGCCAGTCGATGCTCGAGAGCACCGACTGGGTGGGGTCGCCGTCGTAGAAGGCGCTGCGCCCAGCGCAGTCGACATCGACGCGGTGGCCCACGTCGATGCGAAAGCCGCTGACGAAGTAGAGCGCGTACTGGGTGCCGGCCACCTGGAGCGAGAAGCCGACCTGGGGGGTGGTGATGGGCCCGTAGATGCGCACCAGCGGGGACAGCGCCACGTCGCCGTTGGTCTGCACGGTGGCGTTCACCTGGGCGCCGCCGCCGGCGGGGTAGACCCGGTTGAAGGTCAGGTTGTAGGTGCGCCCCGCCCCGACCGTCGAGCCGGACCAGGCCGTGGCCTGTTTCACGGCGACATCGCGGATGACCGGGTCGGCCGCCTCGAATTGCAGCTGGACGTCACGCCGGTCGGGCGCGGTGATGGGCCAGGAGAAGGCCGAGGGCCGCAGCGCCAGCGTGCGCTCGGCCACCCCGGGGCGGTTCAGGATGAAGTGCAGCACCGGCCGGGCGCTCGGCACCGAGAATTTGCCGAACAGCGAGGGTATGGCGTCGATCTGCGCCCCGGCGCCCGCATAGGCCGACAGGTTGATCGTGACGACCCGGCCGCCGAAGTACTGGGTCAGGTCGACCTCGCCGTGGGCGTCGGGCCGGTTGTAGACCACGGCGCGGACGGCCGGCGCGCCGAGGTCGAGGTTCGAGCAGAAGTAGCCGCGGCCGTAGTCCTCGAGCGGCACGGTCACGGTGCCGTCGCCGTAGAGGTCCAGCCAGGCTGACCGTACAGCGGGCGGGTAGGTGCCGGGCGGCACGGTGGCGGGGGCGATGGTCATACGGCCAGCCTCAGCTGCCAGGCCAGGCGTTTGGCGAAGGCATCGGCGTCGAGGTCCTTGGCGACGTGCATGTTCTCGATGTTGACCATCGGCCCGGCCCGGCCGGCGGGTATGACGTTCTCGCCCTGGTGGATGACCGCCAGGCCGGTCCGCGCGACGTAGCCGCCGGTGTCGACCTTGGGGATATGGGGAATGTTCGGCACGCCGATATCCGGCCCTGATATGTGAATCGGGCCGAAATTGATATCGGGCAGTTTGAAATGCAACCCGTCCCAGGCGTCGATCAGCAGGTTCAGCGCGCCGATAAACGCGTTGGTGATGCCGTTGAACATGCCGCCGGCCAGGTTCGAAATCTGGCCGGCGAGACCGCCGATCCAACCGGTGACGTCGTTCCACGCCGTCTTCATCCCGTTCCACAGGCCACCGATGAGGGCCTTGCCGGCCGACACCAGGGCGCTGCCCAGGTCGCCCACGGCGCCCGAGATCCAGTTGCCTATCGCGATCCACCCGGCGATCTCGTTGTTCCAGACCCACTGGATGCCGGCCCACAGGCCGCCCAAGAGGTCCTTGCCCGCCTGCTCGAGCACCTTGGTCAGGTCGCCGATGGTGTTGACGATCAGCTTGCCCAGGCCCAGGTACCAGCCCAGGACGACGTTGTTCCAGACCCACTGGATGCCGGCCCACAGGCCGTTCAAGATGTCCTCGCCGATCTGGGTCAGCAGTTTGCCGACGTCGCCGATGGCGGACACGATCTCGCCCGGCAGCTTGGTGAAGAAGTCGATGATCTGTTTGTGGAACAGCACGAACGCCGCGATGATCCAGCCGGGCGGTCCCAGCAGCAGCAGCAGGGCGGCCACGACGTCCTTGGCGTGGTCGACGACGAAATCGAACGCCGTCTTTATGGCGTTCCAAATGTCCTTGAACGCCGACACGCTGAACGCCCAAAGGTCCTTGAACGCGTCGCGCACGACCTTTACCCGCATGACCAAAATAACGATGATGGCGATAACGGCGACGATGGCGGCGACGATCAGAACCAGCGGGTTCGCCAGCAACGACGCGTTCAGCCCATCTTCGGCGACGGTCGCCGCCTCCGTCGCCGCCGTCGATGCCTCCTGGGTCGTTTTGAACAGCTGCGTCGCGCCCTGGACGACCTTCATAATGGCGCCGACGCCAGACAGCGCGGCGCCTACTTTGGTCAGGTCCGGGCCGTAGCGCTGGCCCATCGTGGCGACGCCGTTCTCCATTTCGGTCCGTATCGCCTTGACGTGGCCGCTGAAGGTATTGGCCGACGCGGAGGCCTGGCCGGCCAGCACCTTGGCCAGGGCCTCGGTGGCCGTCTGGCCCTGCGCCGTGAGATGCGTGTGTTTGTCGACGACAATGCCGTATTCCTTCAGCAATTTCGCGTTGCCGTTGTAGACCTTGCCCAACTGGGTCGCCGCCTCGGTCAGGCTTTCGTGTTTCGCCGCGGCCAGGTCGGTCGCCGTGCTCAAGAGCTTGAGCGCTTCGGCCGGGTTGTGCGTCGCCTGGGTCAGCTTCTGCAGCGCGTTCTGCGTCTCGACGGCGTCGTTGCCGAACTTCGCCTGGTGCTTTATGGCCTCCTCGACCTGGCCGGCGTAGGTCGAATACTGCTTCCCGGTGGCGGCGACGGCCGCCTGCAGCTGCTGGTGCGCCGCCTGGTCCTTACTGCCGGCCTGCTGCAGCGCCAGGCCGGCGGTCAGCGCGGTGCCGCCCATGCCCAGCAGCACGGTCGACGCCTCTTTTCCGTGGCCGCTCAGCTGTTCGAGTGAGCTGTTCGCCTGTTCGAGCATTTGGCCGAACGGTCCCAGCACGCCGGTCTGGTTCAGTTGGCCCAGCACGGTCGAGAAGGCGGCGTGAATCTTCGTCGCCGCCCCTTCCGCCTTCGTGGCGCCGCCGGTGAACGCCTGGCCGAGACCGCTGACGTCGCCGAGAACGCGCACCATGACCGATGGGCCGGCCATGGTCCCTACCTTCTAGCGGCGCGGGCGGTCGCCGCCTTGACGCGCTCGATTTCGCGCGCTTCGGCCGTCATCAGCCGCAGCATGGCGGCGAAATCCGAATCGGTCAGTTCGTCCATTTCCCAGGGTTTCAGGTTCCAGTAATGGCAGAACCGGGCGCGGGCGTCGGCGACCTCCCGTTCGTAGGGTTTGCCTCGACGACCTGACATTCGACGTCGTAGGAGTGCATCCACAGCGACGTGGGGTCGCGGCCGGGGAAATCGCGCAGCAGCGCACGAAACGCCACGATTCGGAACGGCTGACTCTGCGCCAGGTCGGCGAAATTCACGCCGGGTTCGGCGCGCGCCATGGTGTCGATGACGCGCTGGGTCGGCAGTCGAGCGCTGAATTCCTGGGTCACGGTGACCAGCGTCGGCAGCGGTTCGTCGAGGTCGACGACCGGCGCGGCGTTTTGCGTGTTCGGTTCCTGGTCCATTGGTGCCAGCCCTTTCGTTTCGTGACCTCCTGGGCGATTCTGGACGGTTTAGGGGTGAACGCCGGCGACCCAGGCCGTGCCGTTCCAGTTGGCGCCGATATGGTCGGCCGTGATGACGTACTGGCCGGCCGTCCAGTTCGCCGCCGGCGAGGCCGTGACGCCGGCGGTCAGCGCGGCCAGGTTCGCCGGCGTGACGCAGCCGAGCGGCGTGAAATAGCCGGGGACGCCGGCGGTGGCGCCGGTGGCGGCGACCGACCCCAGGTCGACGGTCGGCGGCGCCGTCATGTTCCAGTCAATCGCGACCTCGGAGAGCACCCCGGCGTCGCCGATCAGCAGCTCGAAGGGCATCGGGATGACCAGGCCCGAAATAACCGGGTTCGTCGCGCTGGCGACCTGGGACGAATGGGGGCGCGCCTTGAACTGCGCCGGCTGGGCGCTGGTGACCCAGGCCTGATAGGCCGCGTTCAGCGTGGCGTAGGTCGCGCCCGGGTCGAAGGACTGGTAAAAGGTCACGCGCTGGTGCCATTTCGTAACGCCGACGTAGTCGACCTCGGAGCACAGCGTGGTCGCCGTCTGCAGCTTGTTCTCGGGCACCAATTCCAGGTGCTTGACCAGACAGCGCAGGTTCACCCCGGTCAGCTCGTAGTAGGCGTCGTTGAGCACCAGCGGCTGCGCGGTCGGCGGGGTGGCGTCGCCGGCGGCCATCGTTTCGGGCGTGCCGAATGTGTGAATTTCAGGCTCGCCGTTTCGTTCTTTTGTAGCTGTTGGCATGGCCTACCTTCCTAATCGTGAACGCCGGCGGCGTCCGTGGTTTCGTTCGTCCATTGGAAAGAATTGAGCGCCTGGGTGACGGCCTGGTCGTAACGGTTGGCGACCGCCGTGGCCAGGGTCAGCGCGGCCGGGAAGAGGTAGCGGCCGCGCGGCTCGAACTGGCGGGTCGAGGGGTGCGGCGCCTTGCGGTGACCGCCGAATTCGACCCAGCCGGCATAACGCAGCGACGCGCGGCCCATGCGAACCGCGCCGCCCGTTTTCGTGGCGCTGGTGCGCACGTCGGCGGCCAGGCGGCCGCTGACCTGGGGCAGACTGGCGCGGGCGGCGTCGGCGACCGGCGCCACGGCCGCCAGGCCGGCCTTCACGAGTGCGGCGTTCAGGGCGCCGCCCTGGGCGGTCATGCGCGTGACGTCACGCCGTAGGGCCGACATGCCGACGACGGCGACGGTGGGGGCGGGCATCAGGTCACGACCGTAAAGACCAGGTCGACCGTCAGCAGCTGCAGGCCGCCGGCGCCGACGCGGTTCAACCAGTTGCGCTCGAGGATCGGCCAGGCTTTCGTCACGGCGCCGCCCAGGGTGGGGTCGGCCTCGACGGCGTCGCGGGCCGTCATCTTCAGGGCGTCGATCGCCGGTTCGGTCTCGACGCCGCCGACGACGACGACCGGCACTTCGCCTTCGTCGGCGCCGAACGCGACCGCGCCGTAGTTGACGCTGACCGGCCGGTTCACGACCAGGCAGTACGGGTTCAGAATTTCGGGCATCCACTGGTGGACCTTGACGCCGACCGCGGGTTCGAGCGTGGCGGCGAACGCCGCCGCCACGGTGGCGCGGTTCCAGCTCACGCGAACACGATGTTGAGGAACGGTGCGATCA